TACTACTGGTTTTCTATCAAAGTTGATAATATCAGATGAACCATATCCAACACCACCATTGGTCACATCAATAGATTCAACATTTCCTCTGAATACTGGTTGAACCTGACATGAAAAATCTTGATTAGACCTGGTAGAAACACCTGTTACACCATCAACACTAACAATGATTGGTTGGTAATTGAAAGACCCTGAACCAGCTGATCTGAGTTGAACTTCAACATTTCTATCATAGTAGTAATTGGCAGTGGTATTTCCAGTTCCAACCTCTATAAGTGAAAACTTATCATCACTAAGTCGTACAACATAGTAATCTTTGGATTCTACAAGACCTTCAATGGGTGTAGAACCTGCCGTGTATCTTACAATTTCTCTTTCAGAATAACCATGATTCTCAATGGTAAACTCATTTGCTGCAGTATTAATACCAACAATATTTCTTTCTTTGTTCTCGTATCCAGTGCCAGGATTCGTTACAACTATAGATGTAACAATACTTTTTAAAGTAGAAGACCTAAATCTATGAACACCATTACCAAACGAAGTTAAACCAATGGTATTGATACCAGCAACAGAGTCATTTAAATTTTCGTAGAGTTTGATTGTCTTGCTATCTTGAACTTCAACGTAGTATGAGGCGGCAGTAGAAAGACCCTCAACGGCAGTCTGACCATCTGTTAGGTAGATTACCTCCTCATTGTCTCTAAACTTGTGATAGGTTGAAAATCCAATTGTACTGGACCCCAAACTTACTTGTGCAGAATTCTGTTCTGCATTAAATGATACACTATGAGTTACAGATGAAAGTCTAACTTCTGCAGATGCATTAATACCATTACCACCAGATATAGAGACAAAGGGTCTGTCTTGATAATCAAAACCACTATCGAGAATATCAATTCTTTCTAACTGACCCTTGACATTGACAATACCAGTTGCACCAGTTCCTACAATGTCATCAATTCTTATGATAGGAGGATTAATAATATCGTAACCCTTTCCATTATTTACGATTTCAAGTTTGGTTATATTGCCATAATTCACTTTGTTAGGAGATTTGTAGTTTAGAATCTCTACGCCATTGTTCAGAATACCTGTGTATCCAGAAACAGTTTTATATTCACCACTCTTGTTTATGGGTGACAGTATTTCTCTATAGATTGGTTGTGGTTCAAATGTTTTATTATAGAAGTTGAAGTATTCAAATTTGACGTTTGATACTGTACCACTTAATGTAACAAAGATGTCATTAAAAAGATTTGATCTACTTTTTGAAAGTTTGATATTAAGACTATCAACTCTCTTGACATAGAATACACCCTCGACAACATCATTAAATGTTGATATAACTGATGTGGTAATTGTATTTCCATCAGCATCTTTGGTTGTGGTGACAACTACATCTGGAGTGTAGTAGATAGCATCACCAGTATAAAAACCATGATCACCATTACTCAACAGTTGAATAGTATTATTGCTTGCAGTACCACTAAATGTCAGAGATCTATTATATGGATTTATTAAAACATTTCTGTATGATGGAATTGAATTGGATGAAACAAGAAGATCATCATTAAACTTAGAGTAAGTATTCTGAACATTTGTAAAATACTTATTCAAATACGAATACTTCGTTGAGTTTGTATAAAGTATTTGGTTCTCTACTTTGTAATCTTTTGATGAATCAAGTAACGTTTGTGTATTTACTGAAAACTCTTTTTTGGAGGAGATTGATGAAACAGTTCCTTCGGTAACAATATTATTTTTATCAATAAAGTGAACTTTATTACCAAGTTCCAAGAGATGATCTTCAGTTAAAACAATACTATATTTTTTTGAACTAAGATCAGTTAAATTGAATGATTGTACTTTCCAACCAGCTTTGACATTTAAATTCCAGTTTCTTGTTTTCTCTGTATACTTCTCAATGCCAATAGATTGAACTTGAATTGTATCATCCTTCTTTAAAGAAAAGTTCTTCTCTTCGAAGGTAACATTCTTAAGTGCTGTAGAGATCTTTACCTCGATCTTCTCTTGAGACTCACTTTGATCAACATATGCATACGCAAGATTGTATAGGGTAATATCTGTTCCCTTTTTAATTTTATTACTTACTGGAGATATGTTAAAGAACTGATTATTGTTCTTGGTCGAATATGATGCAACATACTCATTGGCATCAACATCAACAGTGTCTAATGTTCCTTCTTCTGGAAAACCAACTGTCGAATCTACATCAATGTATGTTGAACCAACTGAAACATCATTTAGAACTTTTGTCTTTTTATTTGGTACAAAAGAACCTAAAACAGTACCATCTACATTGATATCTCTCTGATACCCAAGATCGAGACTGACTTGATAGTAATCTTTTCCATTATATACAACGGGTCTGACATTACTTACAGAACCCCTGGCCCCACTACTGTCCTGGAAAAGAGTTTTATTCCTGAGATCCATAGGATCACCAAGATACTGCTCAACAATAATATCATTAGTTACCTTAAAGTTGGCATTAGAAGGTCTTAATAGAAACTCACTGGGCCTGATAACCTCTACATCTTCACCATAAAGTGCTCTGAAAAGAATTTCAAAGGATCTATCAGTTCCTTTTGATTTATAAAAACTATCCGAATGATATATAAAGTTCTCTTGATTCAATCCAGAATATAAAGTTCTATCTTCGAAACCAGGAACAACCTGTGACTTCAGTTTTAATAAGAATTTTTGTAGGAATAGAATACTTAAATTCTTAATTTCTGTATTTTTAGTGTGAGTATCAGCCTCTGTTGTAGTGAATACTAACTCATCAGGAGTGTTGGATCCTTCATATGAGGTTACTGCACTAAAACCTCTTCTACAGTTCTCAAAAGTTTTATCAGTTTTATATTCATAGTAAACAATCTCATCGTCAATCTGAATCAAACCATCTCTAGTTGGAAACCCTTCGGTGAAGTTTTCTGTGGAGCTTGTCGTAATGGTCGTATCAATATATGATAAATCTGCACCAAGAATTGTGGAGGTTTTGAGGTGTGTTAATTCTTCAACCTTTACATATTGGTCAATATTCTGAACAATATCATATGTTCCACTTTCAAATTCTTGTGAAACATAATATTGTTTTAAGAAATCAACAAGAAGTGGGTAGTCGTCTCTAACATAGTCGGGAACTTGGCTCTCGACAATATTCTGGAACTTGATTCTATCTACTGACATTCTTTATTATCTGATGAGAGATCCGTTTGTATAACTGGATGATACTATGTAATTTGTACCCGAAATATCATTACCAGAGGAAATGTTATCGGAGATAGTACTTATTGTGGAGTTTGAACTGTCCAACTGTAAGTAGAGATCTTGATAACCGATCACATCGTTTGAATATGGAGAAATAGAAATTTCAATTAGTGGAACCGCCCTATTCACCACTGTTGATATAATATTGATTGGATTCAGTTTAATTTCACCTTTAACATAATCAATAGTTCCAATTGACTGTTTCAATATGACAGGTTCTGTTGGGGAATTCAACTTGAACAAGAATATAGATCCTGTCTTCAAATCAGTGTTTGGTCTATCACTGAGATAAACGGTATCACTGACACCACTAACCTTAAACCCTGATGATTTGATGTTGTAACCAAGTTCACTCTTGACGTGGAAACGATTTCCGTAACAAATTTCATATTCGGTAAAACTATTTAACACAGGTTCCAAATCCCTTCTCATAGTCACTGTAGTGATATTTGAAGTTACCGAAACATTACTGTCGTCAACAATTTTCTGGAATTTACTGTACTTAAATCTTGCACCGAATCGATTCAACCCCCCAGAGTTTGAGTATCTATCAATGTTCTGGATAATCAATGTCCTAACAAAATCTGCAGAAGGTGCAACTTCTGTATTGTAATATGCTTTGACATCAGTCTCAACGTACAAATACTTAAGATCAACAATCTCTGGAAGAATACCAACAACAGAATATTTCTTCAAATCCTCTATAAGATTTTCTTTAATATTAGTAGAAAGATATACACCATTATTTGGTTTCACACTTATAAAGACTTTGCCATATGCTGGAGGTGTCAGAACCTCTCCACCAAATGCTGATACAGATTCAGTCTCTGTATAAAGTTTAGGAACAAGAGCTTCATAGTCGGCTGCAGTAACTGCTCTGTTCTGTGATGCATAGATCTGTGTTGAATATTTCTTAACGGATTCAGTAGATTCAATATCCTTTCCACCAAAAGAAGGAGTATTGACAGTTATCAATGAGATACCATTGTTAACTACAATACCATTATTATCTACCAGAGTACCAGAGAATCTAAATTTACCAAGACCATCTGCAGACGATCCAGCACAAACTGGGTAACTAATACTAATATAATTTGGTTCTTCTAACTTTTTACCAAATACACCATCACCAAATAAGACCTCATATCTTTCACCATCTGCTTCTTTGAGAAAGTATACTGGAGAAGTATCATCGACCTCAAACAAACTATCGGCTAGTGTATATTTCTGTTGAATTGTAGATGTCTCTGAATCTCTTACAATGACACTCATCAAATCAGTATCAATACCTACATTAGAAAGAATAAACTTCTGGTTAGGAAGTCTAGAACTTACAGTGAATGCTTGGGTAATATATGTTCCTTCGTAAACATCAATATCCTCAAACTTTGCAAACCCATCAGAACCTACTGGTACAGTAATAGAACTAGGAACTATAAAAGTAAAGTTCTGACTTGAAAACCTTACACTACTCGTAACACAGATACCAGAATTTAATGTGATAGATGCTGCACTAGTCCCTCTTGCATCAACAGAGAAAGTAATGTTTGCCTTCGACGCTTTCCTAGATCTTGGAAAGTATCCAATATTTCTTGCCAGGGAGACGACATTCTGTCTCAACGTGGCACTATCAATGAATACTTCATTTGCCACCATGTTGGTGTTATATGAAGTGAGATATGTGTTATATGCTAACACATCAACAATTGATGAAAGGTTAGACCCTTCAAAGTCGTAATCAGTAAAATTTGAATTCGCTTTAAGATAATCCTTAATCGAAGTCTTTATCTGATCAAAATCTAAACTACTAAAATTTACTAAAGGCATCTATCTACCTAGTGGGTTCTAATGCTAATGTTAATTCCTGTGTTGGAACATTTATTCCAACAACTTCATACTGAATAGTTGCGTCCATTGAAGCAGCATCATAGTTGGGTTTAACCAAGACTTCAATAATCTCAACTCTGGGTTCATAATTTTCAATAACTAAAATGATTTCATCACGAATGATAGTTGCTGTTTGTTTATCTATGTTCTCAAAGAGAAGATCATAGACACCAGAACCTAGATTAGGTTCAAATGGTCTTTCCCCCTTCTTTGTCAAGATCAAATTACGAATTGATCTTGAAATTGCAGTCGTATTTTTAATTGCAATCAAATCATTATTCAGGGGGTTAGTCTGAAACGAAGCACTAATGTCCTTAAATTCTTGACTGACCCTTTGAACTGGCACAACAATACAGGAATACTGTCTTTATTTAGACACTATTTTCAATATTCGTTTAATACTATCTGTTGAGCACCACAAGTACACTGATGATCAGGGTGAGAACAATCAGTTGTTTCAAAAAGTCCATCAGTGTTCACCTTTTTCTTTGTATTCTTTGGTGTAAGACTATCATTTGCAATCTCACGAAGCATGTTGTCTTGATTATTTTCCATCTATGATAAATCCCCTACGGTGATATTCTTTATCTTCTATGTATCTGTATCCACTTGATTCTTCTAACTCTGGGATCTGTTGATCATCCCATACAGGAATAGCTATTGTATTGTTATATCTAAAGTCTGGGTTTCTTCTAAAATGAACCTCAATTAACTTACCACCAATAAACTCACAGTTAATCCACTCATACTTATCTCCTACATCATTCAAGACCTCTGGGAACTCCACAGTCCTCTCTAAGGCCTCCCATTTAGTCCATTGGTAGAGTTTATCCTTACTGTCTCTAATACCTCTTACAACTAATTTTGATTGTTTGTTCTGATAATCAACTGAGATATGTTCTCCTTCAAATATCTCACACCAAAACTCTGCGGGATGTAAATGTTCGGTGTCTTCCTTTATCTCTTCTATCTTACTATATCTACTCATACCCAGAATATTAAAACATGGGCGAACAATATAAAAACCAGGGTTAGGAACTTCTAGTCCAGCTGGACCACAAGTATAACCTAACACCTGGCTTAGTTGTAATTTATTATAAACCCACAGGTCTTCTGGATGGATTGAAAACCATTCTTCAGACACTGTGAGATGATAACTCATTTACCTTGACCCCTGTAACGTTTCTTTGCTTTATTACGAGAAGTAGCACTCAACAGAGTGTATTGTGAACGACCCTGACGGGACTTCTTTGGTTTTGCGGGAATGTAGTTCCCATCTTTCATCATAGCCATAATTACTTCTCCAATTTACATTTATCATTTAGGGAACTAATTCCCATATTTAATGTCACGAACACTCCTATACAACTACTAAAGAAAATAATGACATCAGTATTATTT